CCGCCGAGAGTGTGGACAGCCGATTTAGCCGAGGTGAGCGCATTGTGAGTTTGCCGGGGCAGGTGGACTTTAAGCAAATTTCGCTTTCGTCCACCGATATGCAGTTTCTGGAGAGCCGAAAGTTTACCGTGCGCGAGGTGTGCCGCTTCTTTGGCGTGCATCCGTCCTTTGTGTTCGATGATACGAGCAGCAACTACAAGTCGGCGGAAATGGCAAACGTGGCTTTTCTGTCAAACACGTTAGACCCGATATTGAAGCGTATAGAGTGCGAGTTGACACGAAAGCTGATACCGCGCTCACTTTGCTGCAAACGTAAGTTCATGTTTGACCGCAGGGGCATTTACTCTATGGATTTGCAGTCGCTTGCCGACTATCAGAAAAAGACCATCGAGAGCGGCATCTATACCGTGAACGACTGGCGCAGTATGGAGAACCAACCGACCATAGAGGGCGGCGATACCGTATATTTGTCAACCAATTTGGCGGCGATGGGCAGTGAGAAGCTATCGGGCGCAGCTGCAAGCACAGCCACCCAAGGCACGGCAGAGGGAAACGAGAACAACGATAAAAACAACGAGGAAGAATGAAAAAGAAAAGAACCATAGCTATTGTGTCGGGGCTTCATGTGCGTGAGGCCGCCGACGGAGCGGAAAGCCGCACGATCGAGGGCTATGCCCTGAAGTTCGGTGTGCGCAGCCGCCTTTTGTGTGATTGGTGGAACGACTACTACGAGGTGCTGGAACCGGGGTGCGTGACACGTGAGATGCTGGACGCACAGGACATCAAACTTACAATGTTCCATGACAGACAGTTGGTTTTGGCACGCAGCAACAAGGGCAAAGGCACTTTGTCCTATGAGGTTGACAATGTGGGCGTGAAGTTCTGCGCGGAGATGCCGCACACCGTTGACGGCGACAAGGCGTTGGAGTTGGTGAGCCGCGGCGACATTGCCGGGTGCTCATTCATCTATTCCACCGACGAGGACGACAGCGAGAACGCCGTTAGCTACGAACGGTTGGCGGAGAAAGGCGAGGACGGCGAGGACATTCTTTTGCGCCATGTGAAGCGCATAGACAATGTTTACGACTTCACCATCACCACCGACCCGGCGTATGAGCAGACCGACGTAAGCAAGCGTGAGGTTGAGGCGGCGGGCATCAAGTTCGAGCCGACACAGCCGCAGCCGAAAACCATAGACGAGGCTAAGAAGCGTGAGCGCATCAACGAGGTGCGTGAGCGTATAGCAAGCGTCAGCCGCAATGTGTAGGGAGCGGCTATTAGATAAAATCCATTAATAACAATTTTTAATCAGTTTTCAAAAAATGAAAAAGGAAAAGTTTAATTTTCGTGAAGCCTACGAGCGTCTGGACGTAATCAAGAACCGTCTCGCCGAGATTGCGCAGGGACTGGAGAACGACAAGGAGCGCGAGGACTTCACCGATGCGGAAAAGGGAGAGCGCAAGGCCCTTTACCGTGAAATGGACATCCTGGAGATGAAAATCAAGGCCGCCACACCTACTTTGGAGGTTATGCGCCGTGAGGACATCGAAGAGGTAAACAAGCAGATGCGCGAGTGCATCAAGAACGGCAAGCGTTTTGAGTTGAAGATTAGCCGTGCCGTGGCATCCGACTTTCATGGCAACGTTTCGGGCTACCTCAATCCGGGCAGCTCAACCAATCCGGCACCTGTCACCATGGGCGACATCGTAGAGCCACTTTACGCCAAGACCATTCTCGCCGCCATCGGCTCACCATTGCTTACAGGACTGAAAGGTAACTATCAGTGGCCTGTTATCGAGACTTTTGCCGCTACCATCAACGACGAGGGCGTGGCATTGGGCGATACCAAGATCGAGGCAAGCAAACTTTTGGCAAAGCCGGAGCGTATCGGTGTGGCCGTGCCTATCACACGTGAGGCACTCAACGAGACCGACGACCTTTTGCAGCTTGTTTGCACACAGTACATGCCAGTTGCAGCCGCCGCCCTGATGAACAAAATCATGTTCAGCACTACCAAGGTGGAAAAGGCTACAAATCTTGTTGGCCCATTCGTCAACCTCAAAGCGAGCAACAAAAAGACCTACAAGGGCGACGCGCCTACGCTTGCCGAGCTTCTTGCATTAAAGGGTTTGGTATTGGGTGCTAACATCATGCCGGAGGGACTTTGCTACGTTATGACCGAGACCACAAAGGCACTTTTGGAGGGTACTCCAAAGTGGAGCGGTGCAAACCAGGCCATCGTGGACGAGAACGGTAAGATTTCGGGCGTTCCTGTATTCTGTAGTTCATACGTGGCAGAGGGTACGGTATTCTTCGGATCGTTCAAGTATGCGCCACAGGGCTTGTTTGGCGAGATGTCTATCATCATCGACCCTTATACACTCGCGCGCAAGAACGCTATCGACTTCGTGCTCAATGCCGACTATGCAATCACAACTTTGCGAGAGGAGGCATTTGCCATGTTGTCGAAAGATCCAAGCGCAAACACGGCAAGCGGTCAGAAGTAAGCGCAGTATCGCAAGTTTTCAAAGTTCATAAATTAGGTATAATAACAGATTATGGCAGTAGTGGATTTGGCACTTTTCAAAAAGCACGTAAGGGCTGATGACTTCGCCGACGATGACGAATATTTGGAGCATCTATTAGAGACCGCCGAAAGCGCAGTTATCACGGCGACCAACAGAACCCAAGAGGAATTGGCGCAGATGGGTAATGGACATGATGTACCTACCCCCATAAAACACGCTATTTTGATGTTGGGCGCGCATTGGTACAATCAGCGTGAGAGTGTGAGCAGCGTGCAGATGCACGCCGTGCCCGATTCACTGCAAGCCTTAATTAAACCCTATCGTAAGTTGGTATGAGAGCCGGAGAAATGAAATATCGTTTAAAGTTGTTGCAGCCAGTGGCAAGCACCAACGACTACGGAGAGGAAGCCACCACCTACCAAGAGGTACGCACGGTTTGGGCGCAGCGAGTGAAGCAGAGCGGAAGCCGTAGCGAGGAAGTGGGCGAACATTTCCCCGATTATCGTGCCGAGTTCAATGTGAGGGACGCACATCCAATAAAGGAAAACTGGAGGGTGCAGCAATTGGGCGGTTATCTTTACACCGTCACTAACGTTATCCCGAACATAGACAGGGGCATGAACACTTTAGTTTGTGAGCGAGTGAACGAGTAAGAAAGATTTCCTGTTTTCCATTCTTTGTAATATGCAACCGAAACGATGAGTGAAACCGTTACAGACATAAGGCAGCCGTTTGCCGACGTGTTCAGGGCTTTAGACCCAAAGGCGCAGCGAAAGGCGATGAAAGGCGCAATGCGCAGGGAGGGCAACCGACTGAAAAAGGCGGCAGTTTCCAACCTGGGGCAAAGCGGCATAGGACCGGGCAAGAAACGCAGCCTGTCAAGTGACATCTACGTGCGTACCTACCCCGACCGCTACGGCATGGGCTTCATGGTGAGCGTCAAGCCGCACGGACGGCGCAAGGGCATCCACCTCAACCGTCAGAACCTGGAGAAGCCTGTTTTGATGTGGGCGGAGGACGGCACACGTATGCGCCATGTTGGACGGCGGATTTCATCGTTTTTCGGCAAGAGCCGATTTACGGGCAAGAAGATTAGGCAGTATCTACGAGGCGGCGCAAGCCGTGGCAAGATGAAACGCTATGGCTTTTTGGCCAAGACGGAGCAACAGACCGCCGACAGCGTGGAGACCAATTTGTTTAACGACTTGCAAGCCAATGTGGAGAGAGCCGCAAGGAAGCAGGGACTTTTGTAGTAATATCCATTAAAACAAGCTATGGAGCAGAGAAAGACATCATTAAGCGCAGGTAGCATTATCCGTGATATACTCCTGAAAGATGCTGAGGTGAGGAAGCGCACAAACAAGGTTTTCCCCATTGTGATAGACCAAGCGCAGTTGCCTTATATCCTTTATCGCCGTGCCTCATTGGAGCAGAACCCGACAAAGGCAGGTTATCCCGGTGCCGACACCGTGGTTATCGAGGTGGTTTGCTATACCGAGAAATATGCCGACGGCGTGGAGTTGGCGGAAGCGGTTAGGGCGGCTTTGGACGGCAAGCAGGGAGAAAAGGACGGTGTCGTCATGCGCAGTTGTGTGCTTTCGGACAGCGAAGAGGGCTACGATAGTGATGCCTATGCGCAGCAGCTTGTTTTTAGAGTTAAGATTTAAGTTATTGTAGAACCATTTAAATATTATATGTTATGGCAGCAGATGCTAATACAGGCTACATTAATGGTAGTGACCTTTTGCTGATGGTTGGAGGCAAGGCAGTGGGACATTGCACAAGCCACACCCTCACTTTCAACAGCGAGACCAAGGACAGAGCCGTGAAGCCAGCCGCAAGCGAGGCGAAGAGCAGCGGACTTTGGAAGAACAAGGGAGTTACGAGCCTTTCAATTTCCATAAGTGCCGAGGGTTTACGCTTCTACGATGAGACCGAGAACGGGCACGAGCAGATTGCGCCGCTTTGGGGCAAGGGTGCGAGCGTCGAGGTTAAGGCATTCAAGCGCAAGGGCGAGAGTGCGCCGTATGTGCAGGGTAAGTTTGTTATCGCCTCATTGGAGGAGACAAGCCCGGCGAATGACGATGCCACTTACAGTGTGTCTTTGGAGAATGACGGTGAGCCTGATACTTATCCGGGCAAGGACACAACGGGCAGCACGCAGAACACAGCGAGCGGTCAGAAGTAATGGCAGACAACGAAAGAGCCATTTTGTTTTAGATAGTTGTTAGTTTGTTGAATGTTTAGTTAATGATTAGTTGATTATGCCAAAGAT